ATCCCTTGATTCTGTTTTAATCTGCTTTATAAAATCAAGAGATTCTTTAAGATTTATTTTTCCATTAGCGTAATATTTTTCTATATCCTGTCTACCAAAAACTCCTTTATCAATTTGGTTGCCAACAAAGAATAACGTCTTTGCATCAGTTGGTTTTTCTTCTTGTGCGTATATTGATTTAAGAAAAGCAGGAGTTGCCTGACCAAGCGCTATTAATGTATTTACTATTTCTTCTTGACCTATTTCGCCTTTGTAATATTTGTTTAAAGCGTCAATTGAGTCCTCTTTATTTTGACTATCTTTTGCTTTTTGATCTACCTGTAAAGCTTTTTCTTTCTCGCCTTCACGCTTTAAGAATTGAGTCTTAATTTTTTCTTGTAACTCAGTAGGCAAGGTTGACCATACTGCTTGATACTTTCCTGCATTACCACTTTCAAGAGCAGCAAGTCTTGCTGAAAAACTTGTGTCTGGCGCAGCCATAGCAAATTCATCAGACGATAAATAATTAGATAATCTGTCTACATATGCTTTTTCAATTTTTGAATCTATAGCTTTTTGAGTAGCAGTAAATGCAGCAACATTATTTGTTTGTACTGCTTGAGTTAATATTGCTTTTCTGCCAATTTCTATCTGCTCGGAAAGTCTTTTTGGATCTGTTTCCTGATCAATTAATGTTCTTAGTAATGGATCATAATCATCTAAAGATCTAGTTACCAAGTCTTCAATATACTTAGCTCTTAACTCGCCAATTTTCTTAGCGCCAGCCTGATAAACAGGATTAGCTGCTGCGGCAATTGATGCTTGAAAAGCATTTGCTTGCTCTGGATCTAATGATGCAATAACCTTACCGTTACCTTTTTGAATTGCATAAAATTCATCATCTAAAGTTTTTATGTCTGTAATTGCACCAGCCTCTACCTGCTGATATATTCTGGCTATATCGCTTCTAGCTGTTAATTCTAGCGTAGATCTAAGTTGACCAGCCTGTATTTTTCTTGCTGCATCACCAAAGAATGTACCAGCCTTTGGCTGCTCTAGCGCAATATCCAAAGAGCCTAACTTGGCTCTCTTAATTTGATCATCAGAAACTGGGTTTTTATATGCCCATTGCTCACCTTCTCGTACTGCTTGTTTAGCAGCAGCCTTAAACGCAAACTCGCTCAAGCGATCAAGAGACTGCGACATCATTTGTGATGATCTCTCTGTCTCACGCAAATCAGCAAAGTCTAACTTTTGTGAAGGCGTGGATAACAATCCCATTTGTTGGTATGTTGGTAATGGCATATTTATTACCGTCTAAATGTGTTGACTGTACTGATATCCGCCTGACGCTAATGCTATAGCAGCATTAAAATAACCTTGCTTTTCAGCTTGGTTAGCAGCTGATGCATACATAGCCATTTGCGCCTGTCCCATTCTTTCAGCTCCAGCAGCACTAGTTAATGCAATATCAAACTCTTTACCAGCTCTACGAGTATTTACATCTTGAATTAAAGCAGCAGATCCTTGGAATGATTGAACACCACCAGCAGATCCCCTTGCTCTAGCAGCTGCATTTGTTTCATTTAATCTTTGTAAAACTACATTTGCTTTTTGCTCTTCTTGTAATGCACGTTGCTGACCTTCAAGATTAGCTTGCGCTCCCTGCAAATGTAATTGTCTACCACGAGCTTGACCAGCTTGAATAGAACTAAATGCTTGTAATGCAGCCGCAACTAATACTAACTGTGCCATGTTAAGTCCCTTGGTGTGTGGCTACTTTGTACTCAATACCGAGTAGCGTCATTTTCAATGGGAGGTTTTGAGATACGGTAATCTTTGCGTCCTGAGAATATCCCAAGATCCCATGCAATACCTTGATGCCAGTGAAGTCTGGAATGTCAGCATCCAATATGCTGGCAGTGTCAAAGCTTCTGATAGGCACTTCGATATTATTAATCTTTATATGCTGCGTATCTTTTAACACAGCATTCACTTCCACAATACGTTTTTTAAATCCAATACGAGTACCTGATGCCAACTTTAATTCAATCGGCTGAGTTGCTACAGTCACAGAATATGGTAAACCAACCTCATAAGATGACGTTGATGCTCTAGCAAATGTGACAGTGCCACCAGCAGGTACTACCTGATCAGGCTGAATAGTTCCATCAAGCTTTATATTAACTGTCTTACCAATCAAATGAGACACAGACACGCTTGCAGCTGCCCCACCTTTTACAGCAGAATCCATGTAGGCATCATCATCAAAATACTCTACATAATATTGAGTTGCACCATTAACAGTGCGCTTAACGATTGCGTAAATTGTAGTGATATCCACACCGACATCAATAAACTCACCGTCAGTATCAAACTCTGATGGCGCAATAACATTCTGTTGGCGCAGCAATGAGAATACAGCTATTGATCCACCAGTAGCATTGACAATTAATAGTAAGTCATTCTCGTCAGTAGCCACAGTTCTACGCAGACCTAGGCGAGTAGGATTCTTTAGTAAATGACCAGCCAGCAAAGATATCTTATTTGTTAGATACGTCAGCTGAGTATCCGAGAAAGCCATTTCATTTAGTGCTTTACCTTGGCGCTGAATAAATAGCGTACCTGATTCTAACTGCTGTACTCGGATGCCTTCCTTGCTACCGTTACGACTAATTGTCTTTACAAAAAAGTTAGTCGGTGTAATTGGATCTAATCCGTTTTGCGGAATATAGAACTCACCACCAGTTGTAAAAACTTGCAAATCTCGACCTGAGATCATGTCAGTAATTGAGTTGTATGTATTGGTATCTAGTGTTGCTTCTACTGCATCATCATCCAATCCTTCGGTAGCCTCAAAGTCAAAGAATATACCTACCTTTGATCCCCATATAGTGGATGGTCTAGATTCGCTACCACCAAAATAAAGTCTACCTTCGTGGAATGTAACAGTAGCCGGATAGCCTTTTGTAGCTGACCACACTGGCTCATAGCCAGCCTCATAGTCCCAGCTGCCTGTAGCAATAGCTGAAGAGTTAAAGAATGGGAATTCAGTAATAGCGCTTACTACTGTAGTAGAGGTAAACGCAACAATCTTAGCTCTTCCCTGTGGACTAGCATTAACGTACTGACCAACACTAGCAGAGGTAAATGATGCAGCTGATGCTGTTAGCGTAATCTTTCCAGATACTGCTGATGGTGTAAGAGTGCCAGCAGGATTAGTTACAGTTAATGTAAACGCATACTTAGGTACAGAGTCAAACGTAATTGCTGATCCAGTCCAGTCAGCATTGGTGGCTCCACGCACGATCTTGATTGGCGGTATAGATGGATGTACCACGATCAAAGTATCGGCTGACTGAGTCCAACAAATCTTACCTAGTCTTGCTCCAGTTAAACCTAAAGCTGATGTACTGAGATAGCTATTGCCAGTTCCGTTGATGTTCGTAATTAATACCTTGTTTCGATACACATACATTCTGTTATGTGTGAAAACAAGCATATAACTATCAGAAGTTGAGAACTCAAACGCAATACATCTAACACCATTAGCGGCAGACTCTGCACCAGTGTTTGGTAATGCAGACAAGTACCTTAAACCTGCTCTACGTCTCAATCCACCCTGCGGCTGGATCACTACGTTAGTAGCCTCAGACAAAGCATTCTGATAGGCAGCAAGATCCACACGAGCCAGCAGTAGTGGATCCATTTCTCCTGAAGAGAAGTTTGTCTGGAGTGATACAAAACGAGTCATTTGGATGTACGCATATATCCACCACGACCATTCTCAGCTGGAGATCCCACAGCTACGCTCTGCCAGTATTGAGCCTTATCTACCTGATCTGTGATTGGTAAAGCAAAGTGCCAAGCCATTACATATTTCAGCAGCTGCACAAAGTACGCTGGCATAGCAAACTCTGGAGTTGAATACTGATATTCAGCGTAGATAATCTGCTCATTTGTTAGCACCTTATCACCCATAATTTTATAATTTTGGATTGGATAAGCGCCAATATTTCCAGTGTTGAATATTTTGCGAGGAGATCCTAAACGATCACCAGATAAAGCGTATTCGTATCTGTATTCATTGTTAGGAACCGTTACTAGCCTAGCTAGTTGTTCCTTTTTAAAACTAAATGACCAAGGGTAGGTCATCAGAATCTGATCTCTTACGTCATGATAAAGTCGATCAGCTACAGTAGCCTCATCCGTACCATCATTAAAAGACGAGATCGGTCTAGCACCGAGCATGATAAGTGCGTCTGAGCAGATTGATAAACTGGTATCTCCAGCAGCCATGTCAGATCCTTAACGTGAGAAAGGGCTACCCTTGTTGTACAAGAGCAGCCCTGTGCTTGATTCAGACCAGATTAGTCTGTATCAGTTGCGCTTACAGTTGTACCGTCAGCGATATCAACAACACCAGCAGAAGAGACTGCATTGACGTAAGTCAATACGAGGCTAGGTGTAGTGCTGTCATAAACAAAGATAACATCGCCAACTTTTAACAGCGATGCAATGCTGTCAAAATAGCTAACGGTATTAACAGTTGCTTGTGTATCAGCTGTTTTGTAAGAATAAATTGACGGTGCATTGCCAGCTTTACTGGCTGCTATTGTTGCAAAGCCATCTTTATTAAATGCCATGTCAGCCCCCTATTAAGTTTCACGGCAGGTAATTTGAACAATACCTTCCGCATCAATGGTTACAGCGCCAGCGCTGAATACTTCGTTGACTAACCAGCTAGTCTTCTCTGGAATGTAGTTGATCTCGGAGCGCATACCAATGCCTTCAGCGTAGCCGATTGCATCTTTGTGGAATGCGAAACAAGTACGATCCAATGAAGCATCGATAGCTAAACCACCTTCAGAGCGATCACCCAATACATGGAAAGTGAAACCCAAGTAAGTGTTAATCTCGCCTTGTACGAGAGCCTTGATGCTATTGAAGTCAGAAGAAGTTACAGCTGTCTCAGACAACAGGTTAGATAAACCGTTTGCATGAATCAGAATATTACGACCTTCAGCAGGTACGTTATTCTTATCGAGCAAGCGCTTTGCCTCACGCAGTTTAGCTAAGTTCATATTGGTATTAGAACCACCAATGCTGTTAGCAACTGTCAATGAAGTACCAGAAGAACCTAATGCATCCAGAATTAACTGGTCTTGTCTACGACCCATTGCAGAAGCTACAACTTGTACGAGTTCTTGACGCTCGTCAAAGTTTACTTTTTGCTGGGAGAAAATGTCTGAATACTCAGCTGCATTCCAGTCTTGCAGTGTGCAAGTCACTGAGCTGAAGCCTACGTTCATTGGGGTTACATCAGTCTGAGTAATGCGAGCTGTAGCTACACCACGACCGACTTTAGGAAATTTTACTGTTGAGCCTTCGACACCTCTACGCTGACGCACAGCACCAACGAGCATTGCCTTACCTTGGAATGCTTGTTTAACTTCTGCGTCAAACAGGGTAACGAAAGCGTTTGACAATGATACGCTCATGTTATACTCCTTAAT